GGTAACATGTTGGCAGGAGATGTAAATAATAGTTGGGTGCCTACTGCAGACGATACATATAACTTAGGCACTATTACAGGGGGCACTGGTAGCACTGACTTCAGATGGAAAGATTTATTTATTAACCCATCAGCTACTGGAGATGACACAGCTTTACATATTCTAACAAGCGGTGATACTGGTAAAGTGGTTAAACTCAGTTCATCGGCACGTTACAAAAAAGATATAAAAAATTTAAATGACGCTAAAAGTAACAAAATTTATGATTTAAATCCTAAAAGTTTTAAATATAAATCATCTGATCGAACAAGTTTTGGGTTGATTGCTGAAGAAGTAGAGCCTATAATGTCTGAATTAATTGTTTATGACGAAGAGGGAAGACCTGATGCAGTAAAATACAACTCAATAATAGTCCTTTTATTACAAGAGCTTAAAAACTTAAGACAAGAAATAGATGATCTAAAAAATGAAGCCAAAGAATAAGGTTATACGGCTACGGAAAAAAAATTATTTCATGTCTACATCCGAAATTGCTAGACAAGTAGGTATAACTAGACAATATGCAAAAGAAATTTTAGATAAAAATAACTTACCATCAAACGTACCAAAAGCTAAAGCTGTGGTATACTGTAAAGTATGTGATGAAGTAATCACAAAAAATCAACGAAGTAGGGGCGGAGTGCATAGAGGCGACTGTGCTTTTATATGGAGTCAAATAAGATTAAAATGCACGTGGTGTAGAGCACCATTTTACAGAAGTAGAAAAAGAGTAATGCATGGACATAGATTAAAATTAAAAAATGTTTATTGCACTACAGATTGCTACCAAAAACATAGAAAAAATAAAGCAAAACATGAAAATAGATAACGACTTAATACTACAATGGGAGCCTAAGATAAATAGAATGTTATCTAACATCTATGTTCAAGGTTATGACCGTGATGATTTGGCTCAAGAACTACGTATGATAGTTTTAAAAGCAGCTAAATTATATAAACCTAATAGAAATGCTATATTTCATACTTATTTACACACAGCAATGGTCAATAGATTAAAAACTTTATGGATGCAATCTAGTAAAAAAATACATGGTCAAAGTTTAGATGCGACTACAAGTGATGAAGCAGGTGAAGGTAGTTATAAATTAAGTGACTTTGTAAAACAATTAGATGAAAATTTAGATGAAGTAGAATTTATAGATTATTTAGAATCATTAGATCTTGATGAAGGTGAAAAACAATTCCTAAAAGATAAGTTTATGAATAAGACTATGAAAACTATTGAAGAAAACCTAAAAGAGTTGTCAAAAACAAATACTGCCAATGGTAAAGAAACTGTGATAAACTACTCGATATACAAAGTAAAAAAGTCTTTGCGTAATAAAATTAACGAAGAGAAATAGTATTGGAAAATTATAACTTTATAGAATCGGGCATCATTTTTGGATTGTGTGATGCTGGTAATTACAAACAATTCGGTTTCGGTGTAAAAGATTTTGTAGAACATGCCGATGCATATTTATTTATACAAGATCACATTGATGAATACAAAGAGTTTCCTAAGACTGAAGTATTATTAGAGAAGTTTAATACATTAAAACCAGAAGCACAATCAATTAATTTTAATTATGCACTAACTGAATTTAATAAACAGGTTATGTTTAGACATATTGTTAATGCTTTTACTAATAATAAAACGCTACTTAGAGAAAATCCAAAAAAAGCTCTGGGATCAATCATGGATAATTTAAATGATGTAGAGATTTTACATGACACAGATGTTAATCAATATGATACGGGAGATATGGACAGGTACGATGAGTGGCAAAAGAAAAGTAACATCCGAAAACTAGGAGACGACTTAATTGGTATTAGAACACCCTTTAGAATGGTAAACGCTACAGGTGTAGGATGGCAAAAAGGAGATTTAATTAGTGCCTATGCCCGTCCTACTGTAGGTAAAACATGGCTATGTTGTAAGTTGGCAGCAGATGCAATACTTAGCGGACATAAAACTTTACTAGTATCTACTGAAATGCCAACATCATCTATAGCTTTAAGAATGGATGTCTTATTAGGACACGCTACGGGGTATGAATTATCACACACTGCATTACGAACAGGTCATAAAATAGATGAAGAGAAATATAAAGAGTTTTTACAGAAAACTAATTTTAAAAACTTATTAGTATGTGATCATATAAGCGGGGAAGATAGTATATCATTACCAAGTATTACTAATTTAGTGCGTAAGTATAAACCTCAAGTGTTAATAATTGATGGTGTTTACTTAGTATCTACCCACGACTCAAATAAAGCAGCTTGGGAACAGTCGCACTCACTATTTTATGGGTTAAAAACAATGGCTCTATCTACAAATACAACTGTAATAGCATCTACTCAAGCAACTAGAGATGCGGCTAATATGTATACACAACCAACTGCAAGTCAAGTGGCATTTGGTGATGCTTTGATAAGAGCATCTGATGTAGCATTGTCTATGTGCATGGTAGAGGGCGAACCAAAATTAAGAGAAATAGCATTTCAAAAATATAGAGACGGCGACTTAGGTGGTAGAGAAGCTGAATTTGTTTGGGATGTGGACAAAGGAATGATTGAGGAGAGCAATGAGTCGTTTATCTAAAAAATATAGATGTGGAAAATGTTCTGCAGATGGTAAATTACATATAGGGTTGACTATTATCGACCCTAATTCACTTTTACTTAAGCCTATATTAGGTCTAGTTAAAAATGATCCTTACTGTTTTCAGTGTGGTACTACATTCCCAAAACAAATGGGGGAGTTTTGGAAGGAGTCAAATGGTTTTGTATACCGAATCAAACAGCAATAGTACAGATTGGACCAAAGCCCTATTAGATTTAGATATAAATATCCCTAGTGGCGATAGTCAAATATCTATTTTGTGTCCCTTTCATCACGATACAAGTGAATCTTGCTCTATAAATTTAGATAAAGGTTTATGGATATGTTTTGCAGGTTGTGGGCAGGGAACTTTAAAAAATTTTATTAAAGAATATAAAGATTGGGAATACTATCAGGTAGCAGATTATTTAAGTAGATACAACTCTACAATAACTGATGATTTATTTAAACTTGATGATGATATAGATGATACAGTATTACCTGAAATTGATATTCCATACAAATTAGGTGCTGTACCACAGTGGATATTTAATAGAGAATTTACTAAAAGTAGTATGAGGAAATGGGGTTGTGGTGTTACAGGTCGTAATGGTTTAGTTATACCAATGTTAGATCAAGATGAGAGAGCAGTGGGATGGGCTATTAGACAAGAACATCAAATACCTAAATATTTATACTCAAAAGGGTTTAAAAAGTCACACATACTATTTGGGCAACACTTAGTTAAACCCTCAGAGATGGTATGTGTAACAGAAGGACCTTTAGATGCGATGTGGTTGAGTCAATTAGGATTTAACGCAGTATCTATTTTAGGTGCCATAGTCTCAAAAAGACAAATAGAATTATTATTAAGTTTACCAACTAAAGAAATTGTGGTATGCTTAGATAATGATGAGGCAGGACAACGGGGTAGTGATAGATTAAGTGATGGATTACGGAATAAAACCGTGCTATCTTATATTGAAATACCTAGTGAATACAAAGATGTTCAAGATGTCCGATCTTATGATATACTAAATAATATAATAAACAATAGACAATACTGGTAAGGAGGATATATATGTCTGGAATCAGTATGATACAAGATAATTTAAACAATAGAGTTAACAGGACAGGGCAATCTAACAGTGGTAAAGAAGTTTGGTTGAAAGATGGGGATGAAGTTTTTATGAAACCCATAGCTACAGGTCAAGAAGATGATCCATTTTTAGAACAATACCATGTGTATGAGTTCCAAAGCGGTCCTGATAAAAGAATAAAATCAGTTTTAGTAGTAGACGGTGAACCTGTTGAGGCTGTACCAACTGAAGCAATGTCATGGGAAGATGGCAGAAGAAGATTACCTAGTAACAAATTTGCAATTTGGGCGTATGTTGACTCAATAATACACACTGAGCAAAGAGTTGATACTTGGGAAGAAGTGGTAAGTGCGACAGGAGTTAAGAAGTATAAAGAAACTGTACAAGATTTTAAAGTATTTTCTTTGAAATTTGGTAGAGGTAATGGTAATTGGGGACAACTCGTAGATATATTCAACGACATAGGCACCCTAGATAAGTTTGTAGTTTCAGTAAAAAGACGTGGGGCATCAATAGATACCACGTATACCATTACAAATACTAATAAAGAGCTAGAACTACCAGAAGATAAACAAGCTGAGATTAAGAATCTAATGCCTATGAAAGACTACTTAGATCAGAGATATGGTGGTGGGTCGTCAGTGGATACATCTGTACCTGATACAGCAGTATCTGTAGATGACGATGATGATATGCCCTTTTAATGGGGACCTCCATAACTATAAGTCCTTCGGTTAATGTCCTACCGGAGGACTTACCTAGCCCAATGATAGTAACATCAGAAACATTTGAAAGCACACTACAGTCATTGCCTAATACACCAGAGTTTATAATTGATGTGGAAACTAATGGTTTAGACCCATACAATATGAACCAACTTTGTGGTATAGGTTTAACAAACATGTCTGGAGATGATACTTTTTATTTTCCATTTAGACATCAATCTGAAGAACCTAATTTATCACAAGCAAATTTAGACTCTTTAGTCGCTTATATAAACACTAATTGTAAGACTTTAATAGGTTATAACGTCAAGTTTGATGCTAAGTTTTTAGAGAATGAAGGTGTAGATATTAATAGTATGAAACTTGTTGATGTTTTAGTTATGGTACGGATGACTGAGCCAACTACAATAAATCAACTTAGTTTGACAGACACGATTAATCGTACTTACGGTGATGAAGCTGGTCAATATGATATAGATACTAAACAAGTATTAAGAAAGAATAAGTGGACGAAGGACTTTTCTCTTGCTCCACCATCTATTTTAGGTCCTTATTGTATAAAAGATGTTGAATGGACTCGTAAAGTATATACAGATAGACTTGTAAAGTTAGATGAAACAAAACAATCAGAACTATTTGAATTTCAGTGTGAGCTAACTAAAGCATTATATGACATGGAAAAACGTGGTGTACCTATTAATAACCAATATGCTAAGGTCGCACATGAAAAGATGATTAAAAGAATTAGTGATCTAAAAACTGAGATACACAACTCAGCTGGACAAGAATTTAATATTAGTAGCCCTAAACAAATTGGGGAGATATTTAATGGCATGGGAGTTCATTCTCCTGCTAGAACAGGCACGGGTGCAGAGGCGTGGAATGAAGCAGTATTAGTACAACTTAATAATCCACTCGCAGGCATGATAAGACAATATAGAACACTTGTAAAATATAGCTCAACATATATAGAACCTTATCTAGAGATGCCAGTTTTACATACTAACTTCTGTAATTGGGGTACAGTAACAGGTAGACTATCATCTCGTAACCCAAACTTGCAGAATATACCTAGAGACGTAGTATATGTAGATGATAGAGAGCTAACAGAGAGTGATAAAGTTGATATAAAGGATAGAGTAGCCGCTTTAATTTCTAGTAAGGGTGGTAATTCACGAACAGAATTGACTGATGACGTTATAAAAACGTGGAGTTTCTTGGGTGGAGATAAATTTAATCAGTATGACCCCAAACAAGTAGCGATAAGACATTTATTTGTCCCAAGACCCGGATATAAGATGGTTGCATATGATTATTCACAAATGGAAGTACGTGTATTTATGTATTATGTCAACAATGAAGAAATGAATGAACTTATGAAGCAGGAAAACGTAGATTTTCACGGGGAAGCAGCTAAAATTGCATTTAATATTGAAGAATCTGACCCACAGTTTAAGTTTTTTAGACAATTAGCTAAATCAATTACGTTTGGAGTTATATATGGTATAGGAAGAGATAAATTATCTATGCAACTTAATACTACACCTGTTGAAGCAGCTAATTATAAGACAACATATCTTAATAATATGAAAGGGTCTAAGAGATTCTTTGATGCAGTGGTTAGAACTATTAAAACTAGGGGAACAGTGCGTAGTAGGTACAATAGAATTTATAAAGTACCTGCTGATTTTGCATATAGAGGTGTAAATTATTTAATTCAAGGTACAAGTGCGGACATTATGAGTGAAAGAATGGTTGAAGTGCATAAATACCTACAGAATAAGAAGAGTAATTTACTTCTGCAAGTACACGATGAGATAATATGTGAAATACATGAGGATGAATTTGATGAAGTAGCCGATAAAGTTAAGGAATTGATGATAGCTAACACATTAAACATCCCATTGGAGGTAGACATGGAGATATGTGATCCATCATGGGCAATAAAAAAAGATGTGGATGAAAAAGAAACAAATATTTTTAAACTAGAAGAGCATATAAACTGGAGTTAAATGAAAGTAACAGCACGAAAAAACGAAGCGTTTGAAAAATTACTTAGACGTTTTAAAAAACAATTACAAAAAGATGATACGTTAAACACTTACAGACAAAAACAAGAGTTTGTACCTAAAAGTGTAAAAAGACAACAACAAAAAGCAAATAAGTTGAGAAAGAGCAGGGAACAAGATGTCTAGTAAAGATGTATTTCATTGTGAAGAAAATGATGATGAAGTTATATACTATGATGGGCTTAAAGAAGCGTTTATAGGTTTAGGTTATCAGCAATACAAAGGACCTTACGCTGTATACGATAGGGAAAGAGCGATAGAAATAATTGCTAGAGACTTTTATAACGAGAAGAAAAAAGAATATGACCTAGAAAAAATGACTAATGAAGAGAAACTAGAAATGGTAAAAGTAGCGGGGGACGAGGCATACATGGAAGCAGTGGAATACTTTGAGTACAATACTGAGGGAGCATGGATGGGAGAAAGAACTCCTATATTCGTGATGATGAGAGACCTACTAACACCGATAGAACCGATAGAGGAGACATAAAATGACAGCAGCAGGATGGGAAAACCCAAAAGCCCCATATGATTTTACACAATCAATGTGGAATGATTACAATAAAAACTATTCACATTTATCATGGGAAGAATACATGCAGATGACAAAGTGGGGTATAAAAGAAATAGTAGATAAAACACCTAAAGAAGAAAATAAAAAGTATAGTTTTGCAGAATCATATGATAAAGAAAAGACGTTAACAATAGATACTGATGATATCACAATACCCGGTCTAAGTGATGAAGAAGACATAAATAAAAAAACAGACCCAGTTCACTATCAATTTGACATAGAACCTTTTGATTATATACATGATAATCAGATGGGTTTTGCAGAGGGAAATGTGGTAAAATATATAACAAGGTGGAGATATAAAGAAGATGGCATCACTGATCTATATAAAGCGAAGCAATATATAGAGATGCTAATAGCGAAGGAGCTAACAAATGGCGAAAGTCGGACTTAAATTAGGATTTACATTTAGAGTAGGTCCATTAGATACTAATCAGTATGCACGAATGGATATGGAAATACATGACATTGATACTGAACTACCAATAGATGAACAATTAGAAGAAGCGGGATTAACTTTAGATAAAGCCTATCAAGCAGTACATGATAAGGTGGATGGTGAGATTAGGAATATTCTAAAGAAAGGTAAGAAAAAGGATGGAGCTTGAGCATGTAAGAGCTATTGTTACTGAACAATTCTTAGCCGAAAGAGAGTCACAAAAAGATAAATGGGGTGAACAAACGTATCACACAGATGAATATTGGACTGTAATTTTAGCAGAAGAGTTTGGAGAAGTAGCTAAAGAAGTATATGAAGAGAATCCTCATAACTTATATAACGAATTAATTCAATGTGGAGCAGTGTGTATGGCATGGGCAGAAGCAATACAAAAACGAAATATAGATAAAGCTATAGAAGAAGAGGAAGATTTAATATGAAAGATTCAGCAAAAGATATCTTTAACACTTTACTAAATGATAAGAAAGTAAAAGCTACAACAGGAGATGACACTAGTTTTGAGTATAGTAAAATACCTTTTAACATTCCACAACTAGACAAGATTACAAATGGGGGTATTCCTAGAAAAAGATTCACTCTTTTATTCGGCGGTTTTTCATCGGGGAAGTCTTATGTCGCATCACAGTTATGTAAGACTG